AACTGCATGTTTTACACAGCCGATGCACCAGGGAGCTTCTGTTATGAGGATGTCCTAATCGAATACAACCGTCTCATCGCAACAGGAGTAGATAAGGTGTTCCAGATTAGCATCGTCTCCAGCCAGGTCAGGACCACTTATGGTGGTGTTGTTGTAGAAAACGCCCCAGCATCAACCAGCGGCTTCGTCAGCGCCTCACAGGCATCTTCGACCGAAATCAGCCTCGATGGATATTCCTTCTCACGATACGGAAAGGGATTTCTAATGAAGCCAGTTCGAGGTAGCGCCTACCTTGGAAACAAGTATTTCCTTGGTGGTTGGTGGAATGAATCAGCTGGAGGCTGGTTCTTCCGCCGAGACTGTGTCCGCACCCTCTACGAACTAGGAGCTCGATTTGAGGGACCTTCACGTAGCGACCCTACTCGTGAATTCTCTACCGGAGCGTCAGCAGCAGCATCAGGAGTTGACCTCTCCGGTCGATTCTATCGCAACTACGGAAAGGGGCTTCTTCTCTTCCCTCTCTCTACAGAAGACCCACTCTACGGACAGAAGTATCTACTCGATGGTTGGTGGATGGAGACACGCGATGGTCCAGGATGGTTCTTCCGCCCACGATTTGAAGATACACTTGTAGCCCACGGTGCTGTTCGAACAAACCTTCTTTCAAACCTCGAGCGTTTCTTGGATATGCCTAAGCCAACACACGTTATGTTCGAAGATGAAGTAGAGGAAGAAGAAGATGAAACAGACCCAGACTACACACCAAGTTATAATGAAGAACACGAATATATCGAAGAGGAATACATCGAAGACCCAGTGGACCCAACTGATGGTCCAGATACAGATGAAGAACATGATAGCGACCTCAGCGATATGATTTTCATCCGCTACGGCAAGGGTTATGTCCTCAAGCCTCACCGTGTTGACCCTCGATATGGTGCTGGATACTTCCTAGGCGGTTTCTGGAACAAGAAGGCACACGGATGGTTCTTCAAGCGTGAAATGAAGCGCTTCCTCAAGGCACAGGGAGCAACATACCTCAAGATGCGCGTATAAGTAGAATAAGAATATTAAATAAAGATTCTAGAAACAAAAAAAACAAAAAAAAACAAAAAAAATTAGTTAGTTAATAGAACAGTATTCTGTGTAATCTATTTTTTTATTGGGATAATTATTTGTTTCTTTAATTGTTTTTGATTGAGTTGAATATGTGTTTTTATATCCATCTGGTTTGCTAGGAAACTGTAATGATTGCGAAAAGTAGTCCATTCTTTTTTAGTTATAATAATATCAAACTATTTTTTTTTAAGTTATAATTATATATAGTTATATGTTTATCACTAGGAAATTCAATCCTAAAACTCGTAAAAATCGCTTCTACGATACCAGAACAAGAAAGCGCATTTCTATGGACCATTTAAATAGAATTTATATTCCTCCAGCATACACAGGTGTAAAAATATCTAGTAATCCCGATAGTAAAGTCCTCGCTACAGGATTTGATAGTATGGGAAGAAAACAATACATTTACAACAAGGCATTTACCGAAGAGCAATCTGTATTAAAATTCTCTGATTTGAAAACATTTGGCAAAAAAATCAAGCGTATTAGAGCTGACGTCTGGAACACAATCATGCGCTACATTAAATCAGGTAAATCTCTCGACCTCTTATTATCACAAAAATTCCAAGTAGCGCTTGTTATTTATTTGGTAGACAAGTGTAATTTTAGAATAGGTAATAGTAAATACAAACAACTCTATAATAGTTATGGTATTACTACAATTAATAGCGAACATATAAGTCCCATTAATAATGGGAATAGTCTTGAAATTCGCTTTAATGGCAAAAAAGGAGTTGAAAATATGGCGATAGTTTGTAATAAATACGTAAATTCTATTCTTAGAGACTTAAAAAGAGTGAATTGTAATCGCGAATATCTATTCAGCTTTATTGATTCAAATCGTGAAATTAATAGAATTACTGAAAGACATATAAATAACTTCTTAAAAACTTATAACTCTAGTATTACCGTGAAAATGTTTAGAACTTGGTCAGCAAATTATTCACTTTTAAAGGAATTGATTAAAATGGGAGCACCCGACTGCCAAAAACAAACAAAAAAGAATGTGCGTATAGCAATTGAAAAATCCGCCAAAAGTCTTCATCACACTTCAGGTGTAAGTAAAAAAAGTTATATGAATAATGAAATATTAGAGTTGTATGAAAGTAATCCTATGGCTTTCTTCGCCATTATTCGCAAATACCGTGGACCTAATGGGAGATTACCAGATACTGATACCATCTTTTATCAATTACTAGAAGACATTAATTATTGAATTCTATGGAATGAATTATTAATAATTAATAGAGTAATCAATTAATAACTCCCTGCTCTAATCTGGCGAAGAATTCCAGCACTTACCACTATATTTTTCTCTTTCTCTAAATACTCTTGTAAAAGTTTCTGACTTTTCCATTTACTCTCTAACGATACTTGTCGTATCATATTCACCTGTTCTTCACTAAATTTCTTTCTTGTAGCGTTCATCGCCGTTTTTTCTTTAGGAGTTATATACGAATAATCCAACTCAATACCTGAACTTGTTTCCCTATAGCCACGTATCTCAATTGTATTTTGATGGACTGCGTTATGACATGCCTTACAAAGCGGCACTAGATTACTAGCTATATTCTTGTGAAACTGCTTTCCAATAATACCATCTTTGTCTGCCGTGCACTGAAACTTAATGTGGTGCGTATCTTCCGCTTTAGAGTCGCAAATCTCACATTTATCTACAATAACCTTTGAATTATAGCGACTAGTTTTGTTATCTAATACCACTTCCCCTATATCCAAAATGCTTCTCCTAATACTATCAGCAGTCGCAATAAAATCCTCGTCAAGGTTCATAGCCTTACAAACCTCTAATCCATAAATAGTAGGGCCATTACCCTCTTTCAATATACGGTCATATACAAGAAGTTCTCGTGATTGGTCATATTCTACTGATAGATGAAATGCTTTAACACGAGATAGTGAATTAATTTCGGGCATTTTTACAAGTTGATGAAGATGTGTAGCAAATATAAAACTGGTGTTTCTACGCTCAAGGTGAATTACACTACTGGCGAAAATACTCTGTGCGGATGTATTCTCTGTTCCACTACACAATTCATCACCCAAAACAAGGCTATTCCCATTAGCCCTCTTCAAAATTCCTCGCAGTTCACCCATTTCCACAGCAAAACTAGACTCACCACGGAAAATGTTATCGGCATTCAAAATACGAGTAAATAATCTCTGGTAGGGAAGATACTCGAACTCTTCCGCTGCTACATAAAATCCCGCCTGAGCCATTATAATATTGAGACCTACCGCTTTCATAAGACTACTTTTTCCACTTGCGTTTGTTCCATATAATAGCATACCTGTTTGAGATATATCATCGGCAAGTCCTATTGAAACATCATTTGGAACATATATAGTACCACGGTCTAAACGCTCAATAATAGGATGTCGCAACTGTTTTGCCTTAATGAAACTAGACTTACTGCCTAATGAAATAGTTGGGCGCTGATATCCAAGAGTAATAGCAGTTTTAGCGGCACTTTTATAAGTATCCAAAGTCCCTACAAACTTAGCAATAATATTCATAATACTAGAATATTCCCTCTCATAATTATCTACATATTCTCTGAATAACACTTGGCATTTTTTCCCTATTCTAATAATACCCCTCTGATATTTCTGGCAAAAATCAACTATCTCAGGACAAGATACTATAGTCTTGTTAGCTGCCTGCTTCTTGAATGTTATTTCTTTTGAATTCAAAGTTAATGGCTTTGTTGAAGTAGTAATTGTGTAAACTCCACCTCCATAATTTACGAGTTTCTTTTGAAGTGCGTTGGCTCGAGAGGGTGTAGCTGTAATGAAATAGCCATCTCGCTCGTTGTTTTCTATCTTAAACCATGTATCAATATCGTTTCCTATTGATTTAGTGAACTGCTTACAAATTGCCGATAGACTAGAGTATGAAACCTCGATTTCCGCTTCAACCGCGTCTATTTCTTTTGAAATTCCATTCTTGAAAATGTTTTCCGTAATTGTTTCAAGATTGAATTTAGCAAGTGTTTCAAGACGAAAAACTCTAGTATATTCTTTTATAAATTCTTTAAATTTAGTAAGTTCTTCCTGAGAAGGCAATATATCAGGATGAAAATGTGCCGATTTATCACTAATAATACGTAATACTGATTCATATGAATAATTCAAACTATATATTTCACTTGGCTGTATAATTCCCAGAGCAAATCTCCTATGGAGCCTCTCAATATCAATAATCTTATTCAAAAGAGGCTCTACTTCACGATAGTTATCTGCGTTTATTAGGAAATCTACATATTCATATCTCTTTTCAATCTCTTTAGGGTCGCAAATAGGATTAAGCAGCTGGTCGCGAAGGTAGCGTTTTCCTATGGTTGTGCTAGTATTTGTAAGAATACCTAGGAGTGAGTTATTGGCTCTGACTGCTGCGCCATTAGGAGTGACATTCAGCTGTTGAATACTACTACTATTAAGAATCATGTAGTTCATACTCTCGAAAATATCAGGTCGCTTAATCTTTTGAATGATGTTTTCATTATGGGCGTATGCGAAGTTGAGTAGATGGATATAACTCATTCTGGCAACCGAAAGCATCTCAATATCAAGATACTCTATTGTTGAAAGCATAGTTTGATTTTCTCTTTTGAAAATTTTGTCAAAAAATGAATTTTGAAAGTTAATACTAGAGTATTCCGCAGGTGAAGAATCAAGTGTTTTAAAGTGAACACGAGTATTTCCCAAATTCAAATAATTCACTATGAACCCCTTTGAAATTTCACGAATATTCTCGCAATTTTCTTCTGTATCCTCTACAATAATCAATACTTCACAGGGTTCATAAACATTTGTAAATCTTAGTGTTTCATCAAGTGAATAATAGTAATCTCCAGTATTCTTTAAAGAATATACCTCATAAATACAATTCTTACCTGTGGTGAAGTCAATAACACTTAACCCTATGTTTTTAAACCTGCGTCTAGGGTCTGTTTTGTCGGGTTCAATATAAATACACATAGTGTTTGTTGTAGAGTTTTTATTAGAATAATCAATACTAGTTCCTGGAGAATATATTTGTGTCACCTCCCTCTTTGGGTCAGGTGGTTCGGTCACCTGCTCCATTAAAACTACTGTGAAATTTGCGTCTAATAGTATTTGAATATACTTATCTCGTGTGTAAATATTAATTCCAGTCATTAGGGGATTTCCACGTGAATTCTCTGTAATTTTCTTGCTTTTACGAGTCACTTGAATATTCATAATATCCGCCGATTTATAGAAGGCATGAGTGTTGGTTTTTTCATTTTCGTTGTCTATCGCATAACATTCAAAGAAATGGCCTACCTGCATAAGTAATAGTGTGTCTTCACCATATTCACTAGAATATTTATCACTCAATTCTAGGTAATCATCTATAATAGTCATTTGCTATTTGTAAATGGAAATAATATATAAAAAAATAGTGGTGTTTTCTTTAGGTAAATCTAGTATGTATGATTAAACTTAAAGGGTATGGGTATAGATATGGTGTAAATTAAATGTAAATCATATTACCACTACAGGTGAATGTTTCACTAATAACCTTATCATTCCTAGTATATCTTGTTATAATGCTACTCCCCAATTTTATACTTAAATTTCTTACCTTATTATTTGTTTCAGTTATTTTTATATTATTTGAATTATACCTAAATATTCCTCTTTCATATCTAACTGTTTTAATGTTTTTTTCGTTGCTTTCTTCGTTAAAGAAACTAGTAAAATTTGTATCTGTGTTATTTTTTTCTAGAAAATTAACTTGATAAATATTGCCAGTATTATGATGATAGTAAATTATGTTATTGAGAATATTACCTTCATTATAAAATGTTGCTGTTTCGGGAAATCCTTCAGGAGTGTATTTTATACTTAACCCGTGTAATTTACTATTTTTAAAATTACATTTATGTGTTATAATTCCTTCATTATTGTAAAGCCTACATAAACCAGATTTTACGCCTCTGTTCCAGTTTCTAAATACTTTCAGTTTTCCATTTGCCCACCATACCTTTTCAACTCCATATTTTAAATTATTTACATATCTAACAGCACTTAATAATTTACCATTTGAATAGTATTGTCTAAAAAGTCCATTTTTTCTTCCATTAAAGAATGGAACTATAGACTTTAAATCACCATCTTCATTATATAATATTTGATTACCGTGAAGAACATCATCTAACACACTTCCTAAAAATGATATGGTATGAAGTTGAGAAACTATAGTGAACATTCCATTCATAAATCCCTTATTATACCTAAAACTTATATGTGATAAGTCATCCATATAGAAATCCACAGGCCCATCTAGTTTACCAAGAATATATCTACAAACCATTAATTTATTACCCTTTTTATCAAATTCTACACAGTGCTCTTCACCAGGAGTAGTGAAATCATGTGCTTTACTTAATGTTCCATCTATATTATACCAATAATGGACTCCAGCAAATTTCCCATTTTCAATAATTCCTTTATGAAGTAATTTACCAGATTTAAAGTAGAGTCTTTCCAAATTACACATATTTCCTCGGTTGTATTCTCTTATTCCTGCTATAGAACCATCACTAAAAAACATTTTAGATATTCCGTGTGGTTTACCAAATCTAATGGGTATATACTCGAATAATTGTTTATTTTGATGGTATCTTTTTACGCTTCTTGTCGAATGATACATTTTTCTACAAGTAAGTCTAAAACTAGAATATCCCTGACTACAACAAACTCGGTCTGCTATCATTTCAAGGATTTCTATTGGTAAGTCTGTTAGTATTAAAGACATTATATTAATATCACATTTTTTTAATATTAGAATAATTATAAGTATATGAACGATTCAATCAATAATCCAAGAACACTAAATAACCCTGGATATTTAGGGGCGGTTGCTTCTTATGGAAATGGGAATGGAAA